AAAATCATGTATATCTATGATATAATCGGATGGCTATCGCAAAGGGATATAGATCAATTCATAGAAGAAATATCAGGCACAACGATTCGTTACTGTGATCGGATTAAAATGGGGGAACATGAAATGATGGATATCGATTTAGTAGAAAAATTATGGAATATACATGGAGGTGTACTATTTCAGTATGTATATAAAGAATTATGGTATAGTCATTACTTAATGTTACCAAATAAGTTACCGGATAATAAGCAACAGTATAAATTAGTAAAAGATTTTGATTATGGTACAACCGAACCACAATTATGGTGTTATATGTCTATCCTAATGCGCCGAATGAAACAACGTATCCAGACAAGGAAAAAGATAGATGAACTCATAGAAATAGCAAAGCGATCTTCTTCTTATTATGAAACCTTATTAACATCCCTAACAGTTGAATATGATAGTATTCAATCTGGGGAAGACCTATTTTGGTTTAAGGGATTAGAACGTACATTATTAAAAACTATGATCCATAAGACACATCTCGACATAGAAGAATATTATCGACCTGGAAATGGTGGTTATAAAGAAGCAGAAAAGAATTATATATCAAAGCTAGAATAATGCATTTACGATATATCATATGTGATAAATGATATAATGTAAAATATAGTACAATTTTAGATGTACGAATGATTGGGATCCATGTTGTGTCCGCGGCTAGACAATTGACGGATTTGATCCGGGCGCAACTTAATGCAACCCAAATCGGTGGAAAACATAGCGTTTCCTTGTTCGCAATATTCGGGACGAGCCTCGTTACTAAAGAAGATGTTCATATCAGTAGGCGGATATTTGGCATCTACTTCTTGGTGACCATTAGCTTCATGATCAACAGGAGTAATCTTACCATTGGTATACGGAACTTCTAGGTAAGGAGAAATTGTGTACGGAACATAGCTCTTTACTTTGTTTGGTTTCTTTTTTTCATCTTTTACATACGGAACCGTATTATCTTGAATAGGTTCCATCTTAAAGTGTTCTTTCGAACGATAGAAATATAGGATTGCAAATAATGCACAAATATATGAAATTGCCATATGTTTTGTGACATAAAACAACACTGCTAATGCCAATAATAAATAAACAGCTTGCATAATGATCTATATTTACTAATAAGATATTATTTTTTGTTTTGGTTTGTTTAGACAGGTATTTTATCTGACCTGTTCAAACAAAAAATGAAAGAATGAAAGGAAAATATGTTAGTATGACATAAACCTAATAGAAATCGTTCATCAAGAATATAACTTGGGGGGAGGAGACAATTACAACAGGGTGGTATCCGGTGACTGATAATCGATTTCATAACTCAACTATAATCCTTAATAATTACATCGGAAAGGAGTAGAAAGAAAGCACCTCATACGGAAAAAAACATAACTAACTGGGACATCTTTTAACCAATAAAACACACAACACACACTATAAATACATACCTTTTGAGAGGATAAACCACGACCGCTATACCACAATTATAAAATGGTATATAGTAAGAATGATTGTTATAAAGGACTTATCTAGGGCTCCCAATTTTATAGATAGAGCACAAAGTATCCAAACAATATTCTAATAACGGCAAACAATCAGTTCGAATATAATCGAATGACATAAATCATAATTTGGATCATTTTTATTTTGTAAATGTCCTTTAAAATAGTAATAGGCAACAGGCAACAGGCAATATAATCAGTCCTTTATAGGGATGACTTGCGAACGTTAAATAGAGCAAACGGCAACCGGCAAACTTGTATCAATCCTTTTATAAGGATGACTTGCGAATACTAAATAGAGCAAAAGCGGAAGCAAACCAACTTGTATCAATCCTTTTATAAGGATGACATGTGATAAATAGTCCTTCTAATTTATTTTATTATAGATAGGACAACGAAAACAGATAATTTATTTTTATTTTTATAGTTTCAGTATTTTTTATAATTTTCTCGAAGTTTAGTAATCGAGAGGAGTACCCATTGTCAGTAGCAATAAACAATAAGTACACCTTTATGCGCTTCGTGATAAGTGACATATATAATTCATCATCTTATCATATTAACATAAGAAATTAATTTTAAGCCCTTTTAATTAATCGATAAAGGTAGAAAGGATATTTTCTAGATGATAAATGATTTTCTTCGAATTTTCAATATAACATGATCGGTTGGCAAGTTCTATAATATATCTTTTTTGTTGTTCTTCGGATAGAGAGCTACTGTAAACGTAATTTGTTACTTCATGTACTAATTCATTATGATTTTTGCCTTCTTGTAGCCACTCAATAATAAACTCTCGGATAGAGATAAATTTTTTCTTTTGATCAATCTTGGAGCTTCTTAATTCCTCTATGATTTCATATAGTCGCTCATAATATCCATCTACTACTAGATATCTCATAAAACATCGGAAATTCATACAACTACCAATCTGTCGCAACTCGGAAATTACTTTTTTCTGTCCATATTGCTGAAACACCCATTCTTCAATACATAAATCAACCGAAGGTGAATTTAAAATTCGATTGGTTTTTACTCTCATACAATAACTAGATAATTCTTCGGAAATCTTACTGAAACCTGGTATAAAACTAAATATAAAAATCGTTGTCTCAATGTATTTCTCTAACCAAGTAATTAATTTTCGGATAATTTTATCATCATTCGCATTTCGCAATACTAGATCCATATTCTTCAAAAAAATGACCTTTTTCTTCCCGCATGTGGTATCCATCATTTTACTAATATCAAATGTTTCAATCATAGGTTGAATCACACTATCCATTACATAATATACCTGACTACGAGTATAACTAAACATATCAAATTCAATATGTCCTATGGCACCGTTTTTAAAGGATGTTTCGAAAAATTCTACATCAGTATACTCTCCATCTAGATTTGCATTTACGATTCTTGGTACTAATGTATAGCTAGAACCGTATTGCTTTTCTAGGAAATATTTAGCAAGAATATTTGGTTCTTCATTATAGAGTAAGATATGTTGATAAAAAACAAGAGGTATGTTAAAGAGATGCATTGCTTTTTCATTGTTCCCTTTAAAACATTCTAAAAATAGTTTTTGATACTCTGCCTCCTTTGACATCTGCTAAATGTATCGTACCAATTGTCTTTAATTAAAAAATTGATCTTTTTTTCTAACCCTTTATAAACACAGAAATGGACGACGACTATTACCAAGAATCAGAAGAGGAATATGAATCGGAGGAAGATGTCGAGGAAGACATTGAAGAAGAGACAGCCGAAGAGAACTTAGACGAGGACATCGAAAAAGAAGAAGAGGAGGATGAAGAGATGGTAGACGATGAGCCAGCAGAAGATGACGATGATATGAATGAATATTTCGAATCATCGATTATACCCACCTATGATGAAAAAGATACAAAAACATTTCTTTCTACGATTGAAGAGATTACCAACCAAGTCACAAAGAATCGTAGAACCCTATCTATTCTAAATAAATACGAAAAGGCAAAAATCATTGGTATTCGTGCTCAACAAATCTCGATGGGGTCATGCATTTATCTACAGGATTTGAGGGGATTTACAAATCCACTCGATATCGCAAAAGAAGAATTGCGACAAAAACGTACCCCTCTTATTGTTCGTCGTAGTATCATCGGAAAGAAGGGTGTTGTACATGAAGATTGGCGTATCGAAGAACTAATTGATCCGCATGAAGACTTGTAAGTCTTCTATATGCGGAGGGTGTATCAATCTATTGATTGATACATTTCCTCACGAAGATTTGTAAAATCTTAGTGAGGCTTGAAGCTTCTCGAAGAGAAGCAAAATCCACATGAAGACTTGTAAGATCCTATTGAGTTATCCTATGAGATGAAAGAATTATAAACATTCTTTGAAACCATTTTTTATAAAATTGATAAAAATAATAACCGAGAATATAATAGAGATGAAGTTCTGTCCCGATTGCAACAATTTCCTGTATATCAAAGATGTCGGCGAGACCGAAACAAGCGAAAAGACACTGGAGAATTACTGTCGTAACTGTGGGTTTTCGGAACAACGTACCGATTATAAAATCGACACATTTACCGTAGAAAATGAGGTATCGTACAAGTTTATCAATCCTGAAGAGATTGTAAATGACCAAACTTACAGCCGGACTCATGTGGTTGCCTGCCCTAACTCAGAGTGTACCTCTAATAATGGACAAACACCAGAGGTTTTGTTTTTTAAACAAAAAGGTAAACTAAAGCTTAACTATATCTGTTGCCAATGTAAAACAATGTGGAAGAATTAATACATTGGTTTATAGGTACATCCGGGACATATGATATGAGATTTGTCTGCGCAACTAGAGCAAAATGCTTTACCACAAAACATACACAGTTGAGTAGAATCATCAGTCAATCTAGTACAATCTTCGCAATAATAATAATGATTGCTTTGATTTTGAACCGAATACACGCCATTTACTTTTCCGATAATCATATCATACATATCGTCAATGCTGCTAGATGAATTAGTTGGAGAGATAATCTCTTCTACTTTTACTAAATCAGGAGAAAGACGAATTTTATGATAGGCTTCTTCTACATCACCATTTACCAAAATAGTACCAACTTGTTCGCTGAGTTTATCGGAACTATCTTTACGTTTGATTTCACTAATTTTTTGGTTCGATAAGATTACTTCCTTATCGATGGTATATACAAACAATTCTGTAGACATCTTTATAAATTGAAAATGTTGATTATACGTAAATCAATTTGGATCCACCATGCGACGCGAATTTTGGCAAAAACAATTTACGAAGATTCTTGGAAAGGAATCTATCGCAATCGAAATCGAAGAATCCATATTTCAAACTTACCATATGAAAACAGACGATAGCGAGTATGAACAAAAAGCAAAACAGTTGGCACTAAATTTGGATAAAAATAGTTATATTAAAAATACTGGTCTATATGCGAGAGTAATTAGTGGGGAAATCCATCCATCTAAGCTGGTATTTCTTACTCCACAAGAGTTGTTTCCTGAAAAATGGGAAGTCACCATCGCTGTTAATCAAGAATTGTTGAAAAAACAAGTAGAAGGATCGAAAGCACGTGCTACCACCGATATGTTTATTTGTCCAAAGTGTAAAAAGAGAGAGACTACTTATTATGAACAACAAACTCGAGGTGCAGATGAACCTATGACTAAATTTATTACATGTGTATCGGATGGTTGTGGTAAACAATGGAAGATTTAAACATCCTTCGGATGATTTAAATCAACCTTGGTTGCTATTGCAACCTGCGGAAAATCTAAAAGATTTTCATTGTAAGCTTCGCTAAACAATGGAAGATTTAAATATACTGCGGATCATTTAAATCAACCTTGGTTTCTATTCGATTTTAACATATTATTCTTTGGATTTAAAGATTTTGATTTTATATGATTAAATATCCCTGGTAAAGGATATAATGGATCAAATATTAAATCAACAAGATCCCGATTACGAGATTGAACAATTCTGGTATGGCTTTAAACAATCTATGATTAACTTTTACCAAAGTATACCAAAACCATGTAATCATATCGTACAATGGTCTAACACATTAAATAAATACAAATTAGAAAAAAACTATATTCAAATTGAGAATTCTATTCGGGATTATATGACTCATTATGCCTTTGATTTAATTCAATATAGCACATCTACACATAATGATGACATCTTAATAACTAATATCAAAAGATGGAATCGAATAGCAACAGGATTTAATTTTATTACTTCTGTTCAGTATTCTAAAATTGTGATTCTTTTCATGGTGTATTTAGAACTAAAAAATATGAGAGAATATGATTTTATTAAAACATTACCACCTGTAAAAGAGATTTTAGAAAAAAATGATTTTGAATCCATCATTCTATTTTCACTAAAAAAAGAGAAAACCAAACTATTGGATTTATTAAATAAGATTCCTGAATACAAGTTAGTAGATACGATTCGTAGATTATATCCTAATTTAATTTGTCACGAAAAGATAAAAATGTCAAAACTTTGTATGGAATACCGTAAATTGGTATGCTAATAAGCAATTATATGGACAGCCGTAAATTGGTATGCTAATAAGCAATTATATGGACAGCCGTAAATTGGTATGTTAATACAGAAAATTGATAAGATAAACGACAAAAGAATACGTAACGATGAACAAATCACCTTTACGGTATCCTGGTGGTAAAACAAGAGCTTGTATACTTTTAGATGAAGTATTTAGAGACAATTTTGAAACCTATCTTTTTCAAACCGTAGTGTCTCCTTTTTTTGGGGGAGGTTCATTTGAATTTTTTTTACAAAAAAAATATGGCTACGATATCCTAGCAAATGATAAATTCACTCCACTTTATTCCTTTTGGCAAACCTGTAAAGATAACAAACACGAACTAACTAATCAATTAGAAGCCGTGACTTCTGTATCAAAAGATGATTTTTCTCTTTATCGAAAAAATATCATGTCCTTAACAGATCCACTCGAACAAGCAACTTCCTATTTTATTATTAATCGATGTTCTTTTAGTGGAGCAACCTTATCGGGTGGATTTTCAGAAGAAGCCAGTAAGAAACGATTTACACCATCAAGCATTCAAAAGGTTAAAAATCTGGACTTAACCAATGTAGATTTTTTAAACATGGATGCAAACGAAATGATGGAGCAATATCTAACCTCAGAAAAACAATTCCTATTTCTAGATCCACCGTATCATCTAGAAAAGAAATCAACATTATATGGTTGGAGTGGCGATCTGCACGAACAGTTTGACCACATGAAACTATATGAAAACATTCGTTATCGAAAAAACTGGATGCTTACCTATAATAATTGCGATTATATCAAAGTGCTATACAAAGATTTTCTCATCATCGAACTTGATTGGAAATATGGGATGAATAAGACAAAAGAATCATCCGAGATTGTTATCATAAGTAAGTAGTGGAGGCAATCCTGTTATAGAATCTAGTGAAAAAGGGCTTTTTACTAATGTACGAATATTATTGGGTTTACATGCAGCCATGACCGACATTTGACAAAACCCTTTTGTATTCTTACGGGTATGAATCTTAATGCGAATTCTAATATGTTGATCCACTATGAATTCTGGTACCCCAAATCCACATATGTCTTCTCCTAAATGATACAGTCCATAATCAGAGATTTGGATGTATCCACACCCTTTTGCTTTGTATAGATCTCTAATGGTAGTCGGCGCTACATCAAGATACATGTCTCGGAAAGACTTATTCTCTTTTTTATAAGAGAGCCATTCTTCATGTGTCATCGGTTTTTCGAGAAAGGGAGGAATTTGTCCTTCAAACAATACAACTTTATCGAGAATACTGGTAAACAGTTCTTTTGATAAATCAGGGATCACACCTTTAACCGTTCCCCACTTTTTTTGCTCAGCATGATATCGAATCGAACACTGCATCCAATCGGGTGTTTTTGCTTTTTTTGCTTCGATACCAATTTTTTTATCGCCTATCTGACAAATCAAGTCATTTGCTCCACTACAACCACCTAGTTCTTCTTCTTTTTGAGTATGAAATGGTTTTCCCAATAGACTAGTGTGTCGCAACACACGATGAATCTGTAGTTCGTAAATCTTTCCTTGGACTGAACAGTTGGCTCCCTTTGCTATCATAGTGAATAACAACATTTTTGCTAGTATCAATTTACATGAAAGAGTTAGAGAGAGGCCATAAATTGGTTCTCCATAATGGCTCACATTCATAGAAACAACAGCTTGGTGCATTCCAGCCACACGGACCGTTGGATTCTCCGAAAAGACCACCTGCTCCCGTTTGTTTCTTTGAAAATCCCGAATAATAGTTGGTATTACTAAATATTTTATTCATTTCTTTAGAGCCGCCAAGGAGAGGATACTTTTTTAATGATTTTTTAGTAGAAAATACAATTAATCCATTTTTTCTCATAAAAGCCATGGGATCATTATATTTGTTCCCGAAATAGCCTAATATATCTGACATATTTACTATTACTACATTAGAATTTTTATTATTAACTATAGCTTCTGATTTTATTTCTTTTTTCATCGTAAACCCATATTTCGTAATTATATCCAAGCTCTTTTCCAGCATGCTGTTTAAGAAAAATATTGTCTTTTTTCTTTTCGGCAGTCCAAGTAGATTTTACTTCAATACATAATTGTTTCGATGGAATAAATATATCTACATAGTGTCTATGTTTTTTAGCTTCTTCGTCTTCATACCATATTTCAGGAACATTTGCTTTACCGTTTATAATATCATCTTCTTGATAAATATTTACTAGTTCATCCAATGCAAAATGTTCGTAGCCTTGGATTTGTAAAATTTTACCAGATGGTAAGGTGTACTCTTTTGTTAAATACAAACTTTTACAACACTTATCCGCTATTTCAGGCACGTGCATATGGTGTCCAACTCCATATTTATCTAGATTTGTTAGTTTAATTTTTTCTTTGATCTCTCCAGATTGAAATACATTTTCTACACCATATTTATCTAGATTTGTTAGTTTAATTTTTTCTTTAATTTCTTCGGATTGAAAATGATGTTCTAAGCCATATTTATCTTGACAGTTTTTTTTCTTTT